CGGTTGTTACAAATACTTTAGATTTACAAGCAAAAGTCAATTTTAATCTAATTGATGGTGGTTCAGGATATGTATCAACTGAAAGTGATGCAGGTACAACTGTTGAATTAATTGGAGGTGACGGCGACTCACCTGCTAGTTTCAAAATACAACCAGGTTCTTTAACAGATACTTTTGCTCTTTCATTGAATGTAAATAAATTTTCATCAAATACGATAGCTGGTGAATTAGCACCTAGAGTTGCTTATAGAGATTCGTCTTTTGGAATTATGGACACACATGCGAATACTCTTCTAGGTAGTCCAGAGTTTGGCTTTAGAGAATCTACTGAAAATTTAACAGCGGGCCAGAATTTTAAAACAAATGATAGAGCAGTGCTTGTTTTAGCAAATACTTCAAATCCAGGAGTTGTAGTTGGTGATAGTTTATATGGTGTTACATCATCAGCAAACGCAACAGTAAATCTCATAAAAAGATCCTACAATGGAACAAGTGTAGTTCTTTCAATTGACGGATATAAAAATTTTCAAGTTGGAGAAAAAGTTAATAAAACTTTTTCTAATGGAACAACTGTAGGAACAGTTCCAGCGTCTGGCTTCTTAGCGAATACTGTAGGAAGACAAATATTAGCTATAGCTAATACCGATGGTGGTGGAAATATTGAATTAGGTGACGAGCTTGTAGGAGTAAAATCAGGCACTTTTGGAGTTGTAAAACTTAGAATATCTGTGAGTGGAACTGAAACATATGATCATGATGGAGATAGTACACCTGACAGAAAAGTTACCACTGTTATTGTTAGTGCGAATAATACAGCAAATGTTTCATCTCAATTCGATGCAGGCCCGTTGAATAGATTTCAAGAAGGTGAAGGTATAAGAAGAGTAAATTCTTCAGCAATTGTAGCAAATGTTGTTTCCGATACAGCGAATACAAGTTCTGAAAATATTTATACTAAATTAAGTGATTCACTTTTATTTCTTAACGAGCCAGTTGGTACAATAGCAAGACTTGATAATAGAATTGGCGGAACTAATTTTGGAACAGCACCTAGAGTAAGAGTTGAGCATAGAAATGTTTCTTCTCTTGGTATAGGAGAAGCTTATCTAACACTACAAACAGATAATGTTAATCTAGGAACAGGTGTTGGATCTATAACATCTCTTGATACTAATGACAGAATAGAACAAACTTCTACTGGCGCAAAAGGAAATATTATGCAAGTGTTTGATACAATTCAACACGCAAATACCACATATGAACATAGAGTCAGAGTCTGGCAAGACGAACTACAAAGAGAACCAGGAAATAAAAATTGGGCTAATGATACGATAACAAATTCAAAGCACTTTACAGATGCAAGTCAAAGCACTCTTTCAGGAACAGGAACACTAAAAATAGTAAAAGTAGAAGATGAAGGTATATTAGGAAGAAACGCAGTTGTAACATCAGATATAGGTGCAAATGGAAGTATAAACTCAGCAAGAGTTATAGATTCTGGATTTTCATATAGAGATGGTGAAACTGTAACTTTTGCTTCATCAGAAAGAGCCAATGCCATTCAA